GGTTTTCGTGATCGTATCACGAATACCACGGAGACCCCCAGGGGTAAATCCCTCCCACTCGACAGAGTGCCTCGGGATCCCTGACTTTCCTCCTACGCATTGTTCACCTACAAAGTAGGCGGCAGAACAAGCGAGCCTAGGGCTCGGTCGCTACGGCGCCTGACTACCCGACGGCCCCACGGTGTGGTTTAGCTAGAAAGCCAACTAGCGTGATTACCTACCGGGGAGAAACCTATTCAGCTCATGTTACTGAACCGAAAGGTCACTACATGGGCGGTGTAGATTAAGAGGAAGTTCAATTGGTAAGTCTTATGACTCAACCACTAGTTTTAAAACTAATGAAATGAGTCCGTAAGTACTATTACAAAGGAACTTCTCCGAATCTAGCCGCGTTTACCCGACACGCAATTCACTTATTCTTCCTGTGAGGGAAGACTAAGGGGTGAAAGTGGACCGCGACAGCGTTCAAGCTGACTCGGTTGGCTATCACCCGTACACTTGCTGGCCAGGAGCTTCCACGACCCTTTGGGATCTCTTTGTGTAAGAAAACAAACTTACCTATGATGTTACCATTACAGGTGAGGCTTGCTATCCTACGTAAAGATTTCCTCCTAATATCATACGTCTTAACGGTTTTACAACTGTCGAGACTGATCTTAGGGACAGGGGTCATCGAATCATACGATAGTATCACTCGTCCGTGCACGGGTTCCAACCCGTTCACGGGGGCGAGCGTATCTATCGTTATGAAACGAATGGGGATACGTCGTTTAGATGAACCCACATCTTTCACTTTCCCTTGGGTGTCCACTAGCGGGCCGAATGGAATTTCCATCGCTACATCTTTCTCTGATTTGATGAATATCCCTCAGCCCATCCTTGAGTGTTTGTACACTCTCGGAGGGCCTGAGTTTAAGGAGAAGGTGTCCAGTTTGAAAGGATTCGTAGAGACCACTAATGGTCTTCTATGAAAACTTACCAAGCTGGATCCAGATAAAACTGGTAACCTCCTCCGGCGGATCTCCATCAAGAAAGATAAAGAGTATAAGTCCCGACCTTTTGCAATTGTCGATTATATAACCCAGAGCGCATTGACTCCTCTACACGATAGATTATATCGCGTATTAGGATCAATACCTCAGGATTGTACTTTCGACCAAAACAAAGGGTTTAAAGACTTACTGTACGGTGGCGGTCCATATTACTCGTTCGATTTAACTTCGGCAACAGACAGATTTCCTATATTCGTACAGGAAATGGTCTTAGCGTGGTTAACGAGTGAGCAGTATGCTTCCGCCTGAGTACAGGCTATGGTGGGAATTCCCTTCAGCACGCCTAATGGTCCCGAGGTAGAGTTCAAGTGTGGTCAACCTCTAGGGGCAAAATCGTCATGAGCTATGTTCACCCTGTCCCATCATTTTGTGGTCCAGTACTGTGCAATGGTTTTAAACATTGACAATCCTAGATACAAGATTTTGGGGGATGACATAGTGATATGCGATCACGCCCTAGCGGCGAAATACTTGGAGGTTATGTCTCAACTAGGAGTCGAGATCTCGTCGGTTAAGACTCACGTAAGTGAAAACTTATTTGAGTTTGCCAAAAGATTCGGTCTCCAGTCAGTTGAGATATCAAGTTTCCCGATCACCGCTCTCGTGTCAGACATAAACAACTATGTTTCCATAGTTGCTACTCTGGCCACGACAGCTGTCGAACGTGGGAACTTACCTCTTTTCGTCTCCGGAAACACTCCTCGGTTCTGGGAGAGCTTATTGAAGAAGGAGGATAAACCCAGATTAGTTAATAATCTGGTCCACTCTGCTAGGCTTCTGTCATATCTCCTGATGTCCAATAAACCGTACCTGGTAGCTCAGTCTGACCTTTTAAGGTTTGCCGAGGCTGCAGGGTTTGGTGGATTGGCTATCTCTCAGGTATTTGCTGCTTATAAAAGGGCAGTCTTATACATGAAGGATAGGGAGATAGACAAGCTGGCAGACATGTCTATGCGGTTCATACGACCCGTACAGTCCATGCTGTCGCAAATAATGTTCCTCCCTTGGCGAGGCCGGGTGACGGTTGACTATAGAAAGTTTATACCGATCATCGACTCTATCGACTCCAACAAGGAGCTCTATCTGAGCTTCCGAGAGGAGTTCGAGAAAGCCGATGACCTGGTAACGCTAAATAAGGTGTTGGATGATCATCCGATCAGGCCAATGCCTAATTTAAACGGTCTACAACCAAATCGCCCTAAATTGCTGGTCGGTCAGACGCGAGCTGCCTTAATAAGGGCACTAGTCAAAGAATTGACTATGCTAGCGAAAGGAGAAGAACCTAAGTAATGTACTTAGGAACTCACACACCGCAACAAATAGGGTATTCGTACCCGGGGGGTTGCGTGTTATTCCACTCATGGAGTGGAAAAAAAAAAAAAAAAAAAAAAAA